AAGAAGCTATGCTTTCTGGAATAGAAGCTATATCAATCGTAGACAAACCAGCTATAGAAGAAAATTTTATAGCACTAAAAGAACAACCAAAAGTTCAGTTGGCTGAAGTAGACAAAGAGAAAAAGATACTTATGGGAGCTGCACTTGTTCCAGACAGAAATATCTATAGAAAAGAAGGTGAAAACGAATATTTCATCTATTTCTCAAAAGATACTGTAAGAAAAGCAAGTGAACTCTTTCTAATGAGAGGAAATCAAAATAAATCAACGCTTGAACATCAAGCTGATTTGCATGGATTATCAGTTGTAGAGAGCTGGATTATTGAGGATGAAACTCATGATAAAACCAGAAAGTATGGATTAGATATGCCAGTAGGTACTTGGATGGTCTCTATGAAAGTAAATAACAATGAAGTTTGGGAAAAATATATAAAAACAGGATTAGTAAAAGGATTCTCTATTGAAGGATATTTTACCGATAAAATAAATATGTCAGAAATAAAACAAGAAATGAATGAATCTATTGCTCACGAAATACTGTTAGAAATTCAAGATTATATTACATCAAAAAAATATAAACTTGCTACTTACAATGACTACCCAGATGCGGTTGTAAATAATGCTAAAAAGGTTCTATCTTTTGTAGATAAAAATGGGTGGGGTTCTTGCGGAACACCTGTAGGGAAGCGTAGAGCCTCTATGTTGGCATCAAAATCTAATCTATCTATATCCACAATTAAGAGGATGAGAAGCTTTCTTCTAAGACACGCTGTAGATTTAGAAACATCTAAATCATATACAGATGGATGTGGTAAGCTTATGTATGATGCCTGGGGAGGTAAAGCTGCATTAAGATGGAGTACATCCAAACTTAAAGAACTAGGAGAAATTGAATTAGAGTCTATGGTTGTAAATGATGAATATGCAATCATAGATGATAGGTTAGCTTACTCATCAAAAGATGTAGCAATATCAAAATCAAAGGACCTGGGATGCGAAGGATTTCATGTTCATGAGTTTGAAGGTAAAGAATGGTTTATGCCATGCGAGAAACATAAGCTTGCTAAGGTTGGTAAGAGAGGTGCGATAGTAGCTAGTCCTAAAGCTCCTAAATCTGATACTCCTAATAGAAATCCAAAAGGAGTTGGAACTGCAAAAGGTACTGCTGCTAGTAAGAAAAATAAAAAAGGTTATAAATTACTTCCTGCACCTACTGTGTCAGCTCAAAACACAAAAGCCTTACAAAAGAAGGTTACTGATTTTAATGAGAGATATAAAAAGAAATTAGGTTATGGTGCTGCAATAGGAGCATTGACAGCTGTATTTCAAAGAGGTCTTGGAGCTTACAACACTTCTCATTCTCCAAAAGTAAAGTCAGCTTCACAATGGGCATTTGCTAGAGTTAATGCTTTTTTATACTTGATAAAAAACGGTAGACCACAAAATCCTAAATATACTACTGATTATGATTTACTGCCAAAGAAACATCCTAAATCTACTAGACCGTAATGAGAAAGATGATTAACAGGCTGAAATTTATTAGGAGAAAGTTTACCTACAGTAGAACTTCACCTAAAAATGACCGCAGAGGTTGTTTATGCCCTGATGGCAGAACTTATCATAGAGACTGTTGTGACGGAAGTTTACAAGCTCAAGGAATTGGAAAAATCTAACAAAATGTTAAGTGTTAGTTTATTAATTGATTAAAAATATTCTTAAATGGAAAATTCAACAACTATCTTAAACGAGATACTGCAAAAATTGAGCCTTATCACCAAAGAGGATGAACAAGCTCAAGGAATCCCAGAGGATGAGAATGTAGTATCACAAAAAGTTGAGGCATCAAAAGATGAACCTACAACTGAATTAAAAGAAGACAAAGAGGATGATTCAGAGCCAGCTGTTCCAGAAACAGTAGAAGCTGAGGAAAATCCTGATGTCAAGACTTATGTTACAATGGATGCTTTTACTGAGGTTACTTCTAACCTAAAAGCTGAAATTGATGCAATTAAGAAAAAAATGATGGCTGAAGTAGAAGACTATAAAAGCCAAAAAGATGAGCTTTCTAAACAAGTAGAAAAGCTTTCAGCAGAACCAGCAGCAGAGCCTATCAAACATAGTCCTCAATCTGATGGCAAAAAACTCGAAATGAATTTAGGAAATCCTAACAGACCATTGACTACAATGGATAGGGTTTTGCAAAGAATTGGTAAATAATTATTTAAATAAATTAAAATGGCAACAACAACTTCAATCACAACAACCTACGCTGGTGAATTTGCTGGAAAATATATTTCAGCTGCTTTATTAGCTGGTGACACTTTGGCTAATGAGCTTATTACTATTAAGCCAAATGTAAAACACAAAGAGGTACTTAAAAAAGTAGCTACAGATGACATTGTAAAAGATGCAACTTGTGACTACACAGATACAAGTACAATTACACTTACTGAAAGAATACTTCAACCAGAGGAATTTCAGGTAAATTTAACTGTATGTAAAAAAGATTTTGTGTCCGATTGGGAAGCAATTTCAATGGGATATTCAGCTTATTCTAACCTTCCAGAAAATTTTACTGATTTTGTACTAGCTCATGTAGCTGACAAAGTTGCTCAGAGAATGGAAAATAATATCTGGGATGGTACTAATGGTACAACTGGTCAATTTGATGGTTTCAAAAAAACACTTGCTGCTGATTCAGACGTAGTAGATGTTGTAGCAACTGATGTTACTTCTTCTAACGTAATTGCTCAAATGGGAGCTGTAGCTGATGCAATTCCTTCAACTATCTACGGTAAAGAAGACTTATACATTTATGTAGCTTCAAACGTATATAGAGCTTATGTAAGAGCTTTAGGAGGTTTTGCAAGTAACATTGGAGCAGCTGGTACTGACAACAAAGGTACTCAATGGTTCAATGGTGGAAACCTAACATTTGATGGAATTAACATAGCTTTAGCTAAGGGTCTTCCTACAAACATTATGGTAGCTGCTCAAAAATCTAACTTATACTTTGGAACTGGACTTTTATCAGACCATAATGAAGTAAAAGTTATCGATATGGCAGATATTGATGGCTCTCAAAACGTAAGAATCGTTATGAGATTTACAGCTGGTATTCAGCATGGAATTGGAAGTGAGGTAGTATTATATACATAATATACCACACCATAATACAGGGTAGGTTAGGTTTAAGCCTACCTACCCTTTTTGTTTAACGTAAAAAATATAAATTATGTCATGTGATTTAACAGGTGGTAGACAGAAACCATGTAAGGATGCAGTTGGTGGTATTAAAAAAATATATTTTGTAGATTTCGGTGATTTAAACGATATAACTACTACTAATGATGAAGTGACCGACCTTAATGGTACTTTCAATTATCATAGGTATGATGTAAAAGGTAATTCATCACTTGAGACTACAATTAATACTTCCTTAGAAAACGGAACAACTTTTTTTGAGCAAAGCTTAACGGTTTCTTTACATAAACTCACCAAAGAGGACAATAAAGAACTTAAACTGATGGCTTTTGGTAGACCTCATGTAGTTGTACAAACTTTTGACGATAAATTCTTATTGGTTGGTATGCAACATGGAGCAGAAGTTACTGGAGGAACTATGGTTACAGGAACAGCTATGGGAGATATGCAGGGGTACACTTTGGAATTTACAGCGAATGAAACTACTCCGCCTAATTTCATAAATGGTGGACAAGATAATAATCCATTTGCTGGCTTAAGTTCTGCAACCGAAACTCAGTCAACACTTAGGACTCCATAATAATGGACTACCTATCATCAAAATTGGGGAGAGACCTCCCCTTTTTTGTTTGATAACAATTTATTACTTTTGAGTTTATTAGGTATGGAGATATTAACTACATCTACAAGCAATCAATCATTTAAAATAATACCCAGAGTAGATGCTGGCTCACCTACCTTTACTCTATACGATAAATCCCAAAGAAAAACATCTACAGTTTCAGTTACCTCAACTATATCTGGAGGATATATGACTCTAACTGGCAGTTTTTCGTTAAAGGAAGGAAATCAGTACGGTTTTACAGTTAAGGATGGTTCAACAATTATATACAGAGGTGTTATTTTTTGTACTGACCAAACTAATTTAGACAGATATACTGTTAACTCAGGAGAATATACACACGAAACAAGCCACGATAATGAATATGTAATATTATAATGGCTAGAAACACCATAAAAATGGCAAGAAAAAGAAATCTTATTGCTCAAAATAAAAAACTAGAACAATCTATTCATGTAATTAATTTAAGCACTTATACAAAGGCTGAAGTTTATGAATCAAAAAAACACGATTGGGTTGAATATGGTGATGACAATAATTATTTCCAGTATCTAATTGATAGATATAATGGCTCACCAACAAACAATGCTGCTATAAATGGAATAGCGGAAATGATTTATGGTAGAGGACTTGAAGCTGTAGGAAAAAATGAAGACTCTTTAAACTACCAAGACATGAAATCTTTATTTAATAAAGACTGTATGAAAAAGGTATGTTATGACTATAAAATGATGGGTCAAGCTGCGGTTCAAGTTATATATTCAAAAGATAAATCTAAAATAGTCCAGGTAATGCATTTGCCAATAGAAACACTAAGGGCAGAAAAAGTATCTGATAACGGAGAAATACAAGCTTACTATTATTCATCTGATTGGCAAGAGATAGGACCAAAGAAAAAGCCAAAAAGAATACCAGCTTTTGGTACATCAAATTCAGGAATAGAAATATTATACATAAGACCTTATAGAGCTGGGTTCTATTATTATTCTCCTGTAGATTATCAGGGAGGTTTACAATATTGTGAGCTTGAGGAAGAAATAGCAAACTATCATATAAATAACATACAAAATGGCTTGTCACCATCTATGCTTATAAACTTCAATAATGGAGTGCCAGATAAAGAGCAAAGAGATGAGATAGAAAGAAATATATATAATAAGTTTAGCGGTTCTTCAAATGCAGGTAAATTTATTCTAGCCTTTAATGACAGCAAAGAATTATCAGCTACAGTAGAACCAGTTGAAATATCTGATGCTCACCAGCAATATCAATTTTTGTCTGACGAGTCAATGAAAAAAGTTATGGTATCTCATAGAATAATATCTCCTATGCTAGTTGGGATAAAAGACCAAACTGGACTTGGTAATAATGCAGAGGAACTTCAAACTGCTTCTATACTAATGGATAATACAGTCATAAGACCAATGCAAGTGACTATATTAGATGAATTGCAAAAAATATTAGAATATAATAAGATAGATTTAGACTTATACTTCAAGACCTTACAACCTCTTGAATTTACGGATTTAACTAACGCTACTACTGATAGCGAGATAGAAAAAGAAACTGGTATAAAGCCAGGAGAACAAGAAACAGAAAACGATAAAAAAGAAGAATAATGCCAACTGCTTTATTTATTAAAAGAGAAGACTTAGTCAAAAATACTGCCATAAACGGTAATGTAGATACTGATAAATTTATTCACTATATAAAAATAGCTCAAGAAATTCATGTAAGAAATTATGTAGGTACTGACTTATATAATAAAATTAGTTCAGACATAATAGCTTCAAGCCTAACAGGCAGCTATTTAAGTTTAGTGAATGATTATATACAACCTATGTTAATTCATTTTGCCATGGCTGAATATTTAGGCTTCGCTTCTTACACAATAGCAAATGGCGGTGTTTTAAAACAATCAAATGATAATGCAGAAATAGCTTCTTTAGAAGAAGTAAATCTGCTAATAGGAAAAGAAAGAGATTATGCAGAGTATTATACTAATAGATTCATTGAATATATGAGTTTTAATGCTCCAAATAGTTTTCCTGAGTATTATACAAATAACAATGAGGATGTATATCCTGATAAAGAAGTATTATTTAATGGATGGGTTTTTTAATTATGTATCACAAGAAAGGAAAATACAAAAAGAAAAAAAAAGGTACAAGCAAAAGGAAAAGAACGAAATAAGACTTAAAAGTTTCTTAAGTAAAGATACTAAATGAATTTTGGTTTTATTTATAGATTTTCTTATTGGGGGAGTCCAAACGAAGACTTGTCAAGTGGATGGGGAATAATATATCCTATCCTGGCTGGCGGAAGTTTATTGCTGGCTAGTATAACTAAAATTTTAGTAGATACAGGATTATATAAAGCGGATGCAACAAAAATTTAAAATATGGCACAACAAACAATAGGAGTAGGTTCTCAGGCAGATGACAATACTGGAGATACTATAAGAGATGCTTTTATAAAAGTAAATGCAAACTTTACAGAACTTTATACAGATGATGCTGGTGATGTTAATTCAGTCACAGCTGGAACTGGTTTAACAGGTACTGCTACCACAGGAGCTTTAACTATAAACGCTATAGGCGGTGATGGTATAACAGCAAATGCAGATGAACTAGAGGTATCAGTAGATGGCTCAACAATAGAATTATCTGCCACAGATGGTTCTGGAACGGTAAGAATTAAAGATTTAGGAGTAAGCACAGCTAAACTTGCAGCTGATGCTGTAGATGGAACTAAAATCGCAGACGATAGTATAAATTCAGAACATTATGTAGATGGGAGTATTGATACAGCTCATATAGCTGACAATCAAATTACCCACGATAAAATCGAGAATAGATATACAGCTATAAACGCTATAGGCACTTCAAGTGGTGCATTTGATATTGATTTTAGTGCTGGTGCTGTTCATACACTTACTCTTGGAGGTTCTCATACTGGAACTTTCACTAATTTTAAAGTTGGTCAAGTTATAGATATTATTTTAAGTGGTAATCATACTTTAACATTTTCTGCTACTGCATCTGGAACACCATCAATAAATAGAGTTGGGTCTACCGAATATGATGGTAGTTCAAGCACACAAGTTATACAGGTTGTTTGCACAAGTGCAGATTCTACAACACCACAATTTTTATATTCAGTTGCAGCATACGTTAACGACACAACACCATAATTATGAAAGCAAGACAGACAGACGGAAATATAGTAACATATCCTCAACTACCTTCTACTTGGAATGGAAAAAAAGGTCATTATGTAAACTTTAGAAGTGCCGATAAAAAGACACTAGAGTCAGAAGGGTTTTATGATGTAGTACAGCCTTCTTACAATCCACAAACTCAAAACATAGGAGGTATAGAATGGGATAGTAAA